TCATTTTATTTTAGGTTTTCTTTTTTCATTTTTAATACCTTCATCAATGTTTCATCAGAATCAAATGATTGCTTGTAAGTAAAGTATGTGTCAGTTAATTGCTTAACCTTAGTACATTTAGCTACCTCCATCATTATTTCTTCTCTTGTAGGCTCATCTTCTAAGATTTCAGCTACAACTGTCTGTACTGGCTTAGAGGTTTTTTTTGGCTCTTCATGTACAAAGTCCATCTCTTCAGCAGGTGTCGCCTCGAATCCAGCCGCTTTCATTAACCATGCTAACTGATTACGGAATGCCTTGCCTACAGCTCTAGTCTGTGCCATAGATAAGATAGCATACTCATCAAAGAATTTTTTGCTACCCTCTTTGTTAGAGCATATTGCTATGCCTACAGATACTAACTTATTGTCTTGGTACGATCTAACTTCGCAAGTAGCCATGTATTTAACTTCTGTTTCACTTGATAAGTCTTGTACGCTTGTAATGATAGGGAATAAGCCTAAAGAAGCACCAGCCATCTGCCAAGCTTCTACGTTACAATAATCCTTACCTTTAATGTTTGATACTAAGTGTGCATCCTTTACAAAGCGTTTAAGCTCGTTAGATAAAGAAAGCATAGAGTCCTTGTTTACCATTTGGTAACTAGGTGATTGAATCTGTGTGTTAGTTGTTTGCAGTTCCATTTGTTAATTGATTTTGTTGTGTAAAAAATTGTGCCTTTCTGATAGGGTATTGTTCCCACATTTTAACTATAGCCTCCATAGTTTCAAAACTTGATTGGCTGTAGCTCATGTTGTGGATGATTTTTGCGACAAAGATTCTTTTGTCTGTTTCGTTTAAATGTGCGAATTGTGATAGCATAATGTTTAGTTTGATGTTAAAATATTTAGTTTTTTGTTGTTTGTGTGTAAGCATAATACTTGTTGTACCTCCTGAAACTGGTCCTTATAAAACTTGATGCACTCTACATCGTTTTGGAATGTCATAATCCCATGAATAACTGTAGTGTGATCCCTATCGAATGCTTGACCTATTTCCTTTAACGTCATCGAAAAATAACGTCTGAAAATAAAGTAGCACATATTCCTAGCGAATACCAAGCTTTTACTTCTGTTTGGTTCAAGTTTTTTGTCATAGAATGTTTTGATTAACTCGGTCATCTCGTAATCATTGTTTTTAAGTCTTGTTTCTATTACATAACGACTATAGCCTGTTATTTCCATAATCTTCTTCATGTCGCCATACTTAAATAGGCTTTTGTAATCTGTAATCTCTAGCATTTGTTTGTGTTTTTAAAGTGATTGATATGTCTGTCTATTCCTTGAACTGCTGCATCTAAAGAAGCGTAATAACTTGCTCTCCAGTAATACCATTTGCCATGTAGGATTTGGTTATCCCATGTTATAAACATCCCTTTATAAGTGTATTGTTTTGACATTCTTCCGTTACTGTTTACATAGGTAAACTCTTCTTTGATACCTTTTTTCTTCTGTTCGAGGGTTAGTTTCAGCATTGGTTTGGTTTTTACTCTTGCGAGGGTTTTTGATAGATTTTTGTTTCTAGGACTTCTGTAATCCTTAATGGGATACCATTACTTAGCTTTTCAAAGATGGCATAAGCTTCATCCTTATCCTTGTTAAATGATCCACTAATGATGATACCTTCTTGCTTTGTGTAGTACATTGTACTACCTAAAATTAAGTCTGTGTCTTGTACAAATTAGAATTTCATGTTTGTTTGTTTTATTGTTTAAAAATAGTTTCTTCTTCTTCATCTTCTTCCCAATCGCAATGTTCTAAGCAGTCAGGACAAATATCTATTTCAGGATAGTTGGTATGAGCTCCACAGCAGGTTGAGAATGGCATTACTTATTAAGTTTTTGGAGTCTTGTAAAGTAGGTTTTTGGGTCACCTATCTTGACCTGGCTCATATTTCTTTCGTATTCTACAGGATGAATGCAGGTTTTTGTCTGATGATTGTAATAGGCTAGTCCATTGATCCGCCATAGCCCTGGCGATACCCTGGAAAGTTTTTGATCTCAGGGTTCTACGTTCGGCAGGAGTTTTTGCATTGGCTAAAGCATCAGCATACCATTTAGGATGCGATTTACCACTTTTAAAAAAAGTTCTTTCACCCTTACCAACTATTTTGGTGGGTTCAAGCTTTGGAAGGTTTTTGAGCCATAAACAGGTTGTTTTGGTAGCTTCATCGCCAAACATATATGGTTGAATAATTTGATCAGGCTTACGGATTTTTGTTGATATAACCGACACAGGATTCTCTATAGCTATTCGTGGGATCGGACAATCCATAAGCTTTTGGACAAAATCTAAAGCGATTTTTTGCTTCTCCCATCGTTCAAGATTTTTAGATCCATCCTTATTGTATAGATGTCTAGCACCGCTAACTGATAGATAGGTACAAGGTGGATGTGCGATCATTAGATCCCAACCTTGGTTTACATAGTTAAAAACATCGCCTTGTAGATGCCATTCGGGGTGACCACCACTCAATGTGTAATCTCTTGGGTTTACTCCGCTTCTAATTAGTTCTAAGTAGATTTGCTTTAACATAGTTGTAGTTTTAAATTGTAATTTTTGATATTGCTTCTTGAAATCCTCCAATAAATTGATCTTGATTCATACCATTTTCAATATATGTATCCAAGATTTTTGATTGTTCCTTATTACTAACTGATTCAGATGCTTCAGTATAATATGTAAAAGGTTTTTTGGGATGTGGCTCCATTTTAAAGATCCTACCAATTGAATCCACATATGTATATATGGTTTCGTTTGTTTTGGGGTTTTTTGCTTGGTTTTTTAGTGACCAAGTGATTGATGTTTTTTTCATTGTTTTGTTTTAGTTTGAATGTTTAAAAATATATAAAAGTTTTTGTCCCACCAAATTTTTGTGGGGTTTTTGTAGGGTTTTTGTCAAAGATTTTTGCCAAGGGTTTTTTGGGGTTTTTTGCTAGGTTTTTGGTATACGCAACTACAAAACAGTTGCAAGGGCAATTGTCCTGGAAATCGCATAGGTATACCTTAACAGATATAAATATCAATTTTATGCCTATTTTTAGGCTTATTTTGGCTATATCTTTTTTCTAGCTTATCATGTTATTAAATTTACTTTTTAATGTCTTATTTTGGCTTAAAATAGCTTTTTAACGGGCTAAATGTTCAAACCAACTTTTTTTACTTTGTTCCTCTAGTTCCTTTGCTACTTTCTCCGCTATTTTTTCGAGCGTTTCAGTATACAGATCTTTATAGAATTGCAATAGGTTTGCGTACTTAGGATCATTTTCTTGCTCTAGCTTTAAAATGATAACCTTTAAGTCTCTAATGTTCATTTTATTTTGTTTTGGTTTGTTCCTTTGTGCGGATCGAACGCATAAACCTACCAATTAGGCAAAGGATAAAGGGAACTTTTTAGGGTTCCCTTATTTATCTACTATCTAACTACAAAACCCGATTGATCCTTTTTAGCGTCTCCTTTAGCTTTCAAACCTACCACTACATTAACAGGATCGAAATACCTTAAGTCTGTATCGTCTCCGTTTATAACTTTGTAACCGTTCCACTTTTTTGGCAAATGATCCTGAAATACTATAGCAACATTGCCACCCAATTTTAAGATCCTTTTAGCCTCTATTTCGTTTGTTTCAGATCTAGAAAAGGTTACTTTGTAGCTAGTATTTTTATATCTAGAAATAATATTCGGGTTCTTTGTGTAATCGTAAAAAAGTAAACTACTATAGAAAGGATCTAAAAAATTGATCCCGCTGTATCGTTCCAATAAATATAAATGATCGACGTCCGAGGTACCGTTCAAACGTATTGCAATTTTATTGTCTTTCTTTATTGTCTTGTCATGAATAGAAAGTATTTCGTTTGCTAGTTGAATATAAAAATTAGAACGATCAAAAGCCCAAAATTTAGTTTTGTTAATTCTAGAAAGTTGGACGTTTGAAAACCTACCACGTCCCGCACTATATAGACAGGAGGACGTGCAACCCTTAGACGCAAAAGGACAAAGGTTAAACCCGTCTAAAGTATTTGCGGGAGCTAGATAAAGTATAAAGGTCTCTAGATCGTTCTTTATTGTTTTGCTGTTAGTTGATCCCTTACTTAAAAGGTTCTTAACGGGCTTGTAGCTGTTTTGCGGTTTGTTTTGTAGTTTAGTTGACATTTTTATTTGTTTTGTAGTTCTTGAAATATTGTTTTGATTAAGGTAATTACTAGCGTCCCAATAATTAAGTAGATCGCTAGATCAATAAAGTTTATCATGTTTATTTTATTTTAGTTAATAGATAGTCAGTTAATAGTTTTGCCATATTACCGAGAATAAGGATAAAAAGAACTAACTGAAATAATAAAAGGAAATTGGATAAATGTTGCATATGTTTTGTTTTGTTTAGGATATAAAGATAAGGATCTAATTAATACAAAGTTCAAAAATATTAAAATATTTATAAATTATTTTTAACCTGGAGCGATCCCTGGAGGATATAATTATATAGTATACTAGTATAAAGTATGTAATAACTAATTTAATATTGAATAAAATATACTATATTAATATAGTAAGTAATTAACTACTTAAGTACTTTACAATTAAATTAGTGGTTTATGTATTAATATAATACTAACCGCAATTTTTACTTTTGCCCTTTGAGTCACTCTGCAATCATTAAATATTAGTTGTTAACTTAGCGGACTAAACCACCACAAATGAACCAACCAATGAACAGGGGAGAGCAGCTTATAGTATATATTATGTTAAATAACAACCCCCTACCCTATTTTTTAGCGTAGATAATAGGGGAGACCCCTTGTGCCCCCTAAAATTCTGATATAAAACAAAGATTTTAACATTTTTAAACATTTGACACACCAAAAGGTATAATATGAACGCACAATTCAAGGAAATAGCTAAAGAGGCTTTTATCATAGCTTATAAGGAGAACTTTGGGAATATCACGATATCATGTGAGGCTTCTGGAGTCGGTAGGACGCAGTATAAGACTTGGTTGAAGGATGATCCTGAGTTTGCTAAGAGATTAGCTGAAATCGAGCCTGAGGAGATAATGCTTGACTTTGGCGAACAAAAGCTAATGGAAAGGATTGCTAGGGGTGATACCTTAGCTACGATGTTCTTGCTAAAGACTAGAGGCAAGAGAAGAGGGTATATCGAGAAGACTGAGGTTGCTCATGAAGGAGATGTTGTGAAGCAAATTACAGTCAACGTAGTTAAACCGAATCAAATTGGAGATATTATGAAACAGATTGATGGGGATGAGCACAAAGCGTTACCACAGGGTGAGATAATCAATTTTGATACACAAACAGAGCCAGGAATGGTCGTACCTGCTTACAAAGCTGGAGAAAGTGATGAAATCCCACTTTACAACCATGATAAAGGGGAATTATTGGATATTAATGAAGACGGTGACTATGAAGAGTAGCTACAATGCCTTTATTTCGCATTTTAAGGCGATTCTAG